TGCACGACCACAAAACACGACTCAAACAATTACTATCAGACCTAGACACTTTCGCGGTTTTTGATCCATCCGGCGAACTCGTGTTGTTTAGCGCAGACGAGTACGAGAGGATGCTCGAGCGCGCAGACGGGTTAATCGTTAGAGACTCTCGCAAACCATCAACACTTATACATCTGCCGATCGTTTAATCATCCTGGCTTGCCGCCTGTAACTCTCGGCAAGCCTGATCAAATCATCCTTTGAGTATTTCCGGGGCTCTTGGTCACACTCCAGAGCCTCAACCGTCTCTATCCCTACCCTAGCAATCAATCCCTTACGATACTCAACGTGATTACCGGATAAGTATCGATTGCAGTGCTTGCACTGACCATATGCATTACGCTCATCAAATCTTAAATGTGGGGCAGACCCAACAGATCGATAATGACCACAATCAAACGCACCACCTATCGCATTAATAGGTAACTGATTGCCGCACGAGATGCATTGTTTTCCCGCATCACGCGCCCTGACGTAAACATTAAAAGCAGATTGAGCAACTCGCATTAATTGAGGCCTAGTGCGCATTGCATCTAGCTTTGCCTTATCCTGCCTGCGCTCGGCTTTTTTCTGCTTAGCCTCGGCTTTTGCTGCGCTGATTTTTGAAAGATCGACGGCGCACGAAACACTGCACGCCTTTTGCATCGGACGCACGCGAATAAATAACGTGCAGCATGCCTTGCATTTTACCATTTTTGGCGGCTTTAATGCTTTATTTCCCGCTTCAATCATTAAAACCCCCGGATACTTTGACGTTGTTCTGAGCGCACCACGACAACGCGTACTCGATGAGACTTGACCCCCTGGACTTACTCATCGCGGCAGTACTCTCGCGCAGCATCACCAACTCACCCTCAAGCCCACGGACTAACTCAGCCTCAAGCCCGGTAGCCACAGCGTGACCAGACACCAACAGGACTTTCCAGTCTTCGGCCGTCCTCGGCATACCTCCCCACTCGACACACTGCCGGGCAAGATCAGAGCACAAGGCGTGAAATTTCGCGTTCTGGTCAAGCGATCGCTTCGGCGGCTCAATCTTGACCCTGTATCCATCCGGCGATTCGGCAACCGCGTTTAAAGCCCTTTTGCGGGCTTCTGCGTGCGACATGACATAGACCTTCACCTCACCCATTTCGAGCCCCGCTAGGTGGGTTTAAATCGTTCCTAGGGGCATTGCCACATAGCACGGCTACCAGCTCCGTAATTTTTTCGCGCTCAGGGGCGTCTCGATGCCGTGCGATTGCTGCCAGCATTGCCCCGGCCCTCTGTTTGCTTGGTCGGGCTGACATGACAAGGCGGGCGCAGCACTCCAGGCATCCGAGGTGGTACATGCCGCCGCCTTGATCGCATTGTTTGCAGGTCATTCGTCGGCCTCGTTGCGATATCGCAGTGCGCTGCGGGCTATGTCGAGGCAAGCCTGACTAATCCTGCCGCCTGCCTCGTGCTTGGCAATAATCCTGCGCGCCCAGTCGCGGTTATCTCCGACCGCAGTAACTTGCACGTGACTTACATCCTTCGCTGGAGGCAGTTTTGGATAATCGTTAAACGTAACAATTTTAGGTGGTAATAACGATTTGCAAAGCTCCTCGAACTCAAACAGCCCGGGCGGAAAGGTCTGAAAGTGCTCTTGGAGCTTGGAGACGGCCCGCTCGACTGTCTGCGCCGGGTATGCGGCCAGCTTGGCATCCCAGACCAGCATTGCAGCGCGAATGCCCTTGTCCTTGCCTCGTCCGTCTTTTTCTCCGGTCGCAAACTTGGACATAAACGCGTTTCCATAAGCGCCGTGCATCAGCAAAAATAACTTGCGGATCATGTCGCTTGTCTGCTTTGGCTCTGTTGGCATGCTGGACGATTGGGCAGCCTGAGCAACTAGAGTGCGAGCGTCAATCATCGAAAACTCCGTCAAACAGTGCCCGGCCCGCAGCGGCGTACTTGTGCTCCGGGGAATATGGCTTTGCAGTGGAGTGCTGCGCAGACCGTATCCACTCCGCCTCAAACCCGGCCCATCCCCTGGCGCAGCTATAGGCCATCGCGTCTTGCAGGCTCATGCCGGCGTTGACCGCCTCTCTCTCGATGCGATCAAGTGCCGATTGCGTGACCGGCGCCTTCTTGGCCTTGCGAAGCTGGAGCCAGTCAGCCCAAACCTGCGGATCGACACCAACAGGGCAGGCGATAGCCTGCGAGCGCGTAGCGCGTTGTTTTGTCTTTTCTGTCTCTTCTTTTTGTTCTTCTTTCGCTTCTAGTTTCGCTTTCGCTTTCGCTTCAGACGGTTGGCCAACAGTTGCGCAGCTGTTATCCAACGGTTTCCCAACGGTTGTTTTAGATGCTAAGTGCTTGATTTTATTGAGTGCGTCTACATCGTCACACATTAGAGCATCAGGCGGCGCCGGGTGCTTTAGGTTCTTGATTTGGATGCGCTGGCGGAACCTTGGAACGAATCCGTAACGCTTGCCGTTGACCTCATACAGGCGGACCAAATCGGAGTCGGCCAGCATCGTTAGCAGCCTCTCTCCGGTCTCTCTTTTGATGTCCGAGCGCCTGGCCAGCTTGAACGCAGTGGCCTCAAACAGACCAAGGTCGTCGGCTGATAGCAAGATGGTGACATACAGCCAGCGCGCCTCAACTGGCAGAGCCAGAACGCGCTCGCTCTCGAGCATGTCATCGCGGATCAATCTACATGGCATGAAAGTCCCCATTGGTGGACGGCCCTAGTGTGAGAATTACCGGGCCGGTGCACTCATAGAGTGATGAAAACGGTATCTAAGACCGTCCCCAATGGAGACTGTATCGATACCAGCCTTTTGCGCTTCTCACGGCGCATGTAGACCGGCAGGCGGGAGGCTCGCTTTTCGGTTGGCTCATGACTTCCAACCTAGCCGGGTCTAGTAACACTATAAACAAATTAACTCAGTTTTGCATCAATTAAATTAACTTTTGACACCCCTTACAACCGCCCAGTTAACATCAGGTCGGATTTGTTCGCACAGAACACCAGTGGCTTTTTCAATATCAGGACAGTATTCAGCCGGGACTTTTTTCCCAGGCTTAAGCCACAAATGGACACAGCACCTAGTCACACCTTTTGGGCCATTGACTGTCATCAACCGCCCCAATTTTTGAAAACCGCCTGCTATATCTATTGCACGCTTTAAGTGCTCTTTGCTTTCGTCTTTTTCGTTCACATGTCCCCCTACTTTAAGAACAAGACTACTATACAGACCGATCGCGTCTGAGTCAAGTGTTCTATACATTGACACCGTTTGGCGCACGTGTAGAGAGTGCTTGCGTTTGCGTTTGTGTTCTGTTAAACTTCTTTTGTCGCTAACGAGCACACAGAAACATCATGAAACATTGCGCGGTAACAATAGACCTTGAAAGATACATGCGGCGCCAAGACTTCTTTTCTGGCGACGAATTCGAGCGATTATTTTTCGCAGCCAGGGAAAGACTGATGGCAGAGGGTGCAAAACATTACCCGTGGAGCGAAGATAATTTTCTCGAAGCTTTTAATGATATCCAGGTTGTCGAATTAATCGAGGCTTTGAAAGCAAAAAAGTTTGAAAAAGCCGGTCGCATGTTGTACACCCAAATAGTCGGATATTGGGAAGAGTCGGCGACTATTGACGCCGACGAAATGGCACAAGATGAAGCGTTTGATGATTGATTATTAAAAAGAGCCAAACATGAGCAAAACAGTTTATCAATTGATCGCAGCAGTATCGGCTGAGATTGCCCAAGATGGGATTAGCAAGAGCCGCAAAAATCAGCAGCAGGGCTACTCATTTCGCGGCATCGATGACGTTTACAACGCTCTGGCCCCGGTTATGGCAAAACATGGACTAGTGATAATGCCGCGCATCTTGTCGCGCGAACTGACCGAGCGTGCAAGTGCTAAAGGTGGTGTGTTGTTTTCGGTCGTGGTCGAGGCTGAGTTTGACTTTGTCTCGAGTCACGACGGCAGCAAGCACACAGTTAAGACCTACGGCGAGGCAATGGATAGCGCTGACAAGGCTACAAATAAAGCAATGTCGGCGGCTTATAAATACGCGGCATTTCAGACATTTTGTATTCCGACCGAGGGCGATAACGATGCCGATGCCGTGACGCATGTGGTGCAGCGTGCTCCGGTTATGGATATTGAGACATACGAGACAGAGCACCTGTCTGGATTGCGCGAAGCGGCTTTAGCTGGTCAAGAAGCTCTAGCAGCGGCTTTCGGAAAGTTGGCAAAGAGCCCGGAAAAAGCTGCGTTTTGGCAAAAACACGGCGCATCGCTTAAAGCAGCAGCACAAAAGGCGGCCGAATAATGGACCAGCGCAGCGAAGAATGGTTCGCGGCTAGGCTTGGCAAAGTTACGGCAAGCCGATTATCTGATGTCCTGGCAACGATCAAAACCGGAGAGGCCGCAGCGCGGGCCAATTACCGCATCGAGCTAGTTGCCGAGCGCCTGACAGGCAAAAGCACGCCAGGATTTACGTCTGCTGCTATGCAATGGGGTGTTGAATGCGAGCCGATGGCAAGGTCGGCATATGAGACAGAAACAGGGTTAATCGTGACCGAGGTCGGCTTTGTTGACCATCCGACTATTGCGATGGCCGGTGCAAGCCCAGATGGCTTGGTAGGGGATGACGGACTCATTGAGATCAAGTGCCCAGAGACAAAAACGCACATTGAGACGCTGACAAGCAAAAAAGCGCCGTCTAAGTACATACCTCAGATGCAATGGCAAATGGCCTGCACGGGTCGGCAATGGGTTGACTTTGTTAGCTTCGACCCGCGCCTACCAGAGCATTTGATGCTCGAGATCATCAGAGTTGATCGCGATCAGTCATTGATTGATCAATACAGCGAGGCTGTAAGCATTTTCCTTGCGGAAGTTTCTAAAACCGTCGAACTACTTAATTCAAGGAGCAGCAAGTGTTAAATCAAGCGCAAATTATTGGACACGTCGGGCGCGATCCTGACGTTCGCAGCCTGCAAAACGGCGATATCGTCGCGTCGTTTTCGATCGCAACAACAGAAAAATGGACGGACAAAGCAACAGGAGAAAAACGCGAGGCAACCGAATGGCATCGCGTGAGCGTCTTTGGAAAGCTGGCAGAAATTGTCCAAACCTGGGTAAAAAAAGGCACTCTTGTCTATGTAAGCGGCAAGATCGTTACTCGCAAGTATCAGGACAAAGACGGGGTAGAAAAACAATCAACAGAGATTAGAGCCGACTCTATGAAACTCCTTGGAGGCACAGGAGAAGGCAAAAAAGAGCACACACAAAGCAAACCAAACACACTAAAAGCAAGTGCAGATTTGTCTGATATTGATGACGATATACCTTTTTAGTGCTAAAAAGTAGTCATATCAAGCACGAGTTGTGATAGACTTATTGACACTTTTTAGACGCAGATTTTGGGGCGCTGACATCTACGCCATCGATCAATCGGAGGGTAATAATGAGTGATCTAGAACTACTAGAATCCGCCGCAAAAGCACTGCAATTGCATATTAAAGGTCACTTGAAATGCGATGCCGGAAACCTTTTGTATCTGTGGGTTGGACAAGAGCTAACTAAAGACAAGTCTCTATTTAATCCTCTTACCGATGATGACGATGCGCTGCGCTTGGCGGTGAAGTTGTTATTTGAAATTTATATAGGGCGCGGAAGCGTTGAGGTCAGGCACTCATCTGGCATCAAGGTGCTTGAGTCTTTCAATCTCGACCCATGCGCCGCTACACGCCGCGCCATTGTCCGCGCTGCCGCTGAGCTTGCAAAGGGAAATGAATGACCTACTACACGACATTAAATAAGATTAGGACTAACCAACCATGCTTTGATGGATGGAAAAAACTTTTGCGTAATCTTAAGAAAACTAAATCAGACGATGAACCGCTATCAATCATAACCATCTTAGACAGCAATGGTATCGAGGATGCGATATGGTGTTTGCACACAGTAGACGGCATTGACAGAGACGCACGGTTGTTTGCAGTGTGGTGCGCAAGACAAGTCCAGCACCTTATGCCAGACCAACGATCTATTAATGCTTTAGATGTCGCAGAGCGATACGCGACCGGAGAAGCAACTGATGATGAGTTATTTGCAGCGTGGTCCGCAGCGCGGGACGCAGCGTGGGACGCAGCCAATGCCGCAGCGCGGGCCGCAGAAAGTGCTGTAGCGTGGGACGCAGCCCATGCCGCAGCGAATGCCGCGGTGAATCCGGCAGTGTGGTATGCAGTTAGTGACGCAGCGAGGGATGCAGCGTTGGATGCAGCGTGGGACGCAGCGAATGCCGCAGCGCGGGCCGCAACTAGGGTCGCAGTAAGCTTCGCAGAGCGGGCCGCAGCGTGGGACGCAGTGCGGGACGCTCAAGCGGCAGAATTCCGCCGCAGGTTTGGTGCCGTCTTACGGAAAGCTGAGGTGGTGGAATGAGATCAAACAAAAAAATTTCAGCTCGTCGTCACATCCCGACATGGGTTGAGCGTTGCGATATACACACAGGAATCGTTAACGACTCAATGATACAGGCACGCATGCAGGAGGAGATTGACGATTTAAGGCGTGCTCTTGAGGTGGCTTTGCAAAAACTTGAATGCGTTAGTCAATGCGTGACCGACGACTATTTGAAGGGGATTTTATGAGTTGGAATGATCTCGAAATGAAAGTTATCAGGTGGGCAGAAGCACGCAAGATTATCCCTAACGCAACGCCAAGCAGTCAGCTGCTAAAGGCGGTTAGCGAGTTGGGCGAACTATGCGATGCCGAAGGCAAACGCGACCAGGATGCTATCCAAGATGCTGTAGGCGATGTGCTGGTTTGCTTAATCAACTACTGCGCTTTACGAGATATCAGCATTGTCAAATGCCTGGGCGGAGCGTATGACCAAATCAAAGACCGAAAAGGCACGCTGATGCCGGACGGGACATTTGTGAAAGATGTTGAAAAATGATCAATTTGTTGATTGCCATATATGTCTTGGTTGCAATCGGAGGAATGTTATCGATTGTTGTTTTTTCATCAAATCGCACATCACCAGTATGCCGAGGATCATGTGAGCAAGGCAGGCGTGCTTGTGATTGCATGACTAACCACAAAGACATCGCGTAATGACATTTAAGATCATCGCAAAAATTGTTCTGCTTTTGTCCTCAATTGGAGTCGCTCAAAACTCGATGGCAGATGACATAACAGGGATAGACAAACTATCCCACTTTGCAACGTCTGCCACTATCTCAAGCATCACAACACGGACACATCCAGGGATTACAGGCATTGCAATTGCCATAGCCCCAGGAATCGCAAAAGAACTGTCCGACATGTCAGGGGCAGGTACCCCGTCGTTCAAAGACATGGCCGCAAATCTAGTCGGCGTATTAGTTGGCGCAACCATCCCGCCTAAATACATCATCACACCGATCGCTCCGAACGGAGCAATTGACGGCGTAAGCATTGCCTACGTGATAGACCTGTAATTTGTTGCGATACACCTGTTGACACACGACTGTGTTTGTACTAATATTCTTACATTCATGATCAAAAAGGAGATCAACACATGAAAAACCAACCAAGCAACACCCTATCGATTCGCCTTCCGACATACCTCAAAAACGAGATAGGAAAGAAGGCAAAGTTAAACACTAGAACTTATGCCGGACAGATTGTTTTCTACATCAAAAAAGGTCTTGAGTCTGATGGAGTTAACTTACATGAACTGGAAAAACTGGGATCACGTGATTAAAAACAAAAAAGGACACATTGTATTTTCTGGCAAGTACGAAGATTGTGTGTCGTTTTTTCTTGCAGGTTCAGGTGCCCGCTTTGGATGGAGTCTTTCTAAATATGTGCCGACTTTTTAAACCGTTTTTAATGTGTTGTGCGGCGTTATTAATTACTGCGTGCAGCAAAGATAACGACGATGACATTGAGATGGCTCGTTATTGTCAGATGGTCGAAATATGGACGTCTCAGGCAGAGCGCGGAATCGCTGAAGAGGATAGGCACGGATGGCCACCATTTAACGGCCCATGCCCTATGTAACAAGTCAAAGGGGACAAAAATGATTGACGAAAATGATCGTTATGATTTTCAAGGGTTTTTAGAAGATGCGGCGCTTGATATACAAGCGGCTGTTATGGCCGACTATAAATCCAGCACTTACTCTGCCGAAGTTTCCGAGGCTACCGAGAGGATGCGCGCAATCCTGGAGCGTATGCGCATGCGAATCGACAATCAACCTACTCATTGATATGTGGTGCATATGGATACGGCGCAAGTTAAAAAACATAAGTATCTGTCTGTTGATGAGACCGCTAAACAATTGTCAGTCAGCAAGGCGCACTTGGCGAACATGCGGAGCCTCAAAACAGGACCTAAATGGATGACGAAAAACGGCGAGATTGTTTATTTAGCGGATACGGTTGGTCTTTACGTAAGCAAGCAAAAAAGCATTTCGTTCTGGGCTAATTTAGAGCCAATTAATCTCAACTGGAAAGCTCCACAAATTCAGAAATGATTATCGATGCGAGATAACGTAAATTTATCTGCGTTCAGTGCCAAACCCGGAGAAGTGTATTGGCGCGATCCTGCGAAACAAAGTCCTCCGGTTGGTCGAAAGTTGCTGCTACTGACTGATGGAGGTGTTGCGGTGATTGGGCTGTGGCACAAAGACGGCGGGTTTCAGGCGTGGAGCCCTTTACCAAAGAGGATTAAATGAGTCTTATCGACATAGTACATGAAATGCCAGAGCGGCGTTTATCAGTCAATGGGTGCGTAGGAGCAGACGATTCGCACCTTGGTGAAAAAATTGTCCTCATCAAACGAAACATGGCTCAGATGTTGGCAAAGAAAATCATTGATAACGACGTTTTTTGCAAGACAACGATCAAACCTCATGGGTTTGACGTTATTAATTATCGAGCTGACGTTATCGTGCTTACTGAAAAAGAATATAGAGAGCTTTGTTTGAGGCAATTTCAAGCAGGGAAAGACAGTGTATTAGGACCATCGCCACATGATTTTTATAAGTTCTAATAGGATTAAATAGTCACTTTCAAACACGAGAGATTAACTAAGGAAAATCATGGAAGCGCAAGTGAACACAATCACTATCAACGGTATCGAGTATGTCAAAGCCGATCAAGTTAAACAGCAAATTAAAAGATCGCGAGCCGTCGTGGTCGTGGATCGAGGATGGATTTTTGCAGGGGATGTGACTCGTGAAAATGGACGCATCAAATTAGATCGAGCTGTACATGTATTCCGCTGGGAAAGTATTGGATTCGACGGAGTAATTGCAAATCCAAAATCGCCCAAATTGACACTTAAGCCAATGCCGAATGGCGTTGATATCCCAGAGGGCGCCGAGATTTTCTGCGTGCCCGTGTCAGACGACTGGGGTGCCTGATGTTTAAACCAATAGGCTACGGCGGCGGCGGCGTCAAAGGCGGCGACGGATACGGCTACGGCTACGGCTACGGCTACGGCGACGGATACGGCGCCGGCTACGGCTACGGCAACGTCTACGGCGGCGGCAACGGCGACGGATACGGCTACGGCGACGGCTGCGGCAACTTCTACGGCAACGGCTACGGCAACGGCAACGGTAATGTGAGCTGTAATTTAAGGACCCGAGGCAGAAATGACACGCGATGAAATCATTCGCATGGCGCGGGAGGCTGGGTGGCCGAGCATGGCATTGGACAACTTGCCCGGCACCGGAGACATGCACCGACTTGAACGCTTCGCCGCCCTTGTCGCCGCTGCCGAGCGTGAAGCGTGTGCGAAGGTGTGTGACGACATTGACGTTGAATATGAAGGCGAAGATGTATTGGCAACTTGGTGCGCCGAAGCCATCCGCGCAAGGGGTAAAGCATGACCCCGTTCATCCGAGAATCCGTAAAGCTGTTTGCATCGGCCGGGGTCGATCCTACCGAGCTTGCATGGTTTGATGTTTCGGCGGTCCTAGATGCTCGCGGCGATGATGAGTACAAGCAAAACGACTGGCTAATCGACTACCGCCCGCCGTTTGATCGCAACATCATCATCGGCAAGGCAACGCGCAACGGTAAGACATATGAGCTATTTGTGACCGTGGTTGGGTCTGATCCGCACGAAGGCATCGTGTTTAACTCGTGGGTCAGTACAAACGGCGGAAAGCCAAAGTCCAGCCCTTTGTATTTGTATTGCGTAGACGGTAGCGTCGTTCGGCACGGGCCATGCGAAGGCGAGGAAATCATGAGCGAGCACGATGTTAGGTGGTCGCTTGGATTGATTGCGCTGTGGTACGAGAGTCTTTCAAAGCAAGCCACCCTGGCGCACGTGCCATCAATTAGGCGCGGCCTAACGTCTGATCGGCTGATCAAGAAAGGCCAGCCGCCGCTTTATGACTGGCGCACAGTGGTTGTTCATCCGATCCAGCCAGTCAAACGAGAGCACCTGGGCGGTACACACGCATCGCCGCGCCAACACGATCGGCGCGGGCATATGCGCAGGCTACCGGGGGGCAAGCAGGTATGGGTTAAGCCGTGCCGGGTGGGTGACGCATCGCGCGGCACCGTGTTTCACGACTATGAGGTGAGAGCATGACCATCCCGAGCTAGTCCTCGATATGGTCAAAGATAGTTTTATGGTCATAGACACGGTTAGGCATTGTCAACTTGTAAGCAATACTTAAGAGTTCAAAAATGATCAACGTTTTCTACCGCTACAACGCCCCGCCGTGTGCTGAGCCTAAATTGCATTGTCAGACTGTGCCAATCAAAGAGGCTGCGCCGGTACTCGATGCACTAAAACCGATCGCGTCGGAGATTCTGGTCGAGCACGTCACGCTCGACAAACTGCGCAACGTCACGCGGCCAGCACCGACATCCAACGCGGTGCGGATTAAGTAACTAACAAAGGATTGATATGGGTAAGTGCTATAGCGCCAACGATGAGGACTTCATATACCAGGACGTTGGAGAACTGTTTGACGCCCTGGATTCGGACGGCGGATTAGTCGTCGGTCGGGTCTACTACGAGGCCGATTTTCGAAACTTATTGCCCTCTGACCTCATTAATAAGCATCGAATTGGAACAATCCTTGAGCAGTTCGACGATGACTTGTACGAGGAAATTGGAGAGATATCTGACAACGACTTTTATAACGTGACGGACGATGCCAAGGAAGAACTGCGCCAGCTACTCAACACTTGGATTGAGAAGCACGTAAATGTGTCGAAGTATTGGAAGATCGTCGGCAAATCGCGGGAGCGCGTGGTGACAGCCGAAGACCTTGAAACGATGCCGTGAGGATTAAGTAACCCCACCGGAGCGCAAAAATGAGGCAATCCCGCACCGACATTTCGGAGATCGCTGCCGACATAGTGTCAGCAGTTGATCGACTGCGACCAATAGCAGCGCAAACCGACGAGAGAGCTTGGGCCGAGATCGAAACCTTTATAGCAATTGCGTTAAAAGTATTCTCAAAGACAAACCCGTCAAAACTACGCGACGCAGCGAGAACTATAGAGATTCAAGCAAGGCTAAAGAATGTCGAATGCCTGGATTAGTAAATCAATCAAGCTTTTGAAGGCGTTTAGTCAATCTGAAAATCCTTGACAAAAACGCCTTCAATTTTTTCATCTTATTTATCTAACTGGCGCTTGTCGTATACAGACCACCCGAACCCGATGATCGTTGATACAGCGCCAATAACACCGTCCAAAGTCTCCCCATCAACCCCGTATTTAGCAGCGAACACACCACCCAACCCAGTCAGCACGTGACGGACAAGGCTTGCAATAATTACTGGATTCATATGACCACCCTATACAAAAGACGCCGCGCTATAAGTTACAGACCCGTTTTTATCTCTTCGCGCTTGCAAATGTTGGCGGCGTGGCTTAATGGTTTTATTAGTAATTGACAGATGCACCCAAGATTTGAACTCGTCAATGATTTGATCAAAGTGCGGGATGACAAGAGCCGCACGTTTGCACACGTCATAGACTGACATCCCCGGCACAGATAAGTCAACAGCTAACCCAACCATGTGAGCGCTGCTCATTGATCCGCCAATGGCTTTATTAAGCGCTGGTGAACGGTATCCACTAGACACAACAATCGGGGCGTTGACGATGGCTCTCAAAGGCTCTAAGTAATCAAGGCAAAGACGCTCTAAGTTTGCAATCACATCGACGTTAGGGAGGTTGTTTATCCCGTGCCTTGTCGCATACTGTGATGCAACCATCTCATCAAGCGTGAAGTGCTTTGATAGTCTCATTTTGTCAATTTGATTGAGTTTTTGGCATTAAGTCTTGCTTCAAGTAAAGCAATATGTAGCTGCTGCTCCACGCGCTTTAAGGTCTCCAATAACTCAGACCGCATTACAGCCTGCTCCCTAACAAGCTTGACCTCTTGTCTTAAGTCTGCGATCTGCTCTTGATGGCTCTCAAGACTTGCTGTAATCCTTGCCACACTCTGCCACATTGCAACAGATGTTGCGATGACTGACAAGGTAAGAGCGACAAAAAGACCGGGTAAAACCTTCTCGACAAACCATGTCCACGGTCCGCACGCTACCGGCTTTTCTTGTTGTTTAGTTACCATACTTGCCACCTGACAGAGTAAGCAAATCTTCTGGTGTAATACGTCGTTTCGGCATTTCTCCGGTCAAAGCAAACCAGCACCACTCGTAACAGTAAAACCATTCAGACATTGACACTCGCCACGGGACTATAAAAGCCAACAACGAAATCCAGTCGTATTTGGCACCGTATGACCTGAAAAACCGCAGAAGGACGACATTTCGATTTACGGGGACATGAAACAAGTCCCATCCCTCTGGGTTGAAATCTTCGCAATTCAGCTGATTTTTGAATGTGGCGTGATACAAAACTCCGTCAACAACTATCCCGCCATGCGGGTATCGTGTCATCAAGCGAAGCCGAGTGAGCCTAGAGAATAACTTCGGGAAAAATCCTTTTGGGTCCGTCTTTCTCAGAGCAAGCAACGCAAACGAAGATATATCCTCATCCGCCATAAAAACAACCCCCAAGTATTTGAAAGCACTATTCGCGCATGCACGAACGATAACGCATGTTTGTTACTGCGCGCTAGTGCCTTTCGGCGCTTTTACAGCACAAAAGAGTAGCTCAAGACCATCTTCCATCGCTAATAAAAAACCCAAGAATGGCGGAAAGCCCAGATATAACGCTCATTCCAAACCAAAACCCGCCTTTGCTCTTGTTTGCCAACGCTAACAGTTCGTCAATACTGCGCTCTAGCTTGTCCATTTTTTTATCCATCTCTTGGACTCGCTGCCATAGAGCGCCGTATTTAACTAGGTCAATCTCGTTACTTTTAAAGTCCATTGGATCGGTGTTTATGGCGAGATTAATAAGATTGCGGCAAATGTTTGATTACGAAATCACGGCGTGTAGCTCGTATACACTGGGACGTAACCATAGAAGGCATTGGCTTCGTTGTAAATCGGCAAAACACCTTTAACTGTTGCTACTGCGCTTGCCGTCACTCGCCCTGCGGTTGACAAGTATCCGTCGTTTCGCATCGCAAACACTGTTGATCCAGAGTTGTTGAGAACCTTGACCACGCGAAGGCTCGCACTGCTACCTAGCGTCTGTCGGAACGTCACCGCCTCGTCGTCGTAGTTGATCTCCCCGTATGAGTTCACGCCGTCTGTGTAGGTGAACTTCACTGCACCCTGCACGGACAAGTCTTTCAGCGTGTGCAAGTTGCCAAAAACGATGGTGTTGTTGCGCGATGGGAGGTAGAACGCGGTAGCTGGCGAACCCGAGCCGTAGCAGATGAACGTGCAGGAGTCGGCCACGTTGCCGCCAAAGTCGATCTCCACAATGTCGCCAGACACTGATGTGCCACGCAGCCCCAATTCAAACCGGCTGTTCAACGAAGAAGCACTTAACCCACTGCTGCCTGTTGATGTGCCGCCGATCTGTGCAATCGACGCGCACTCACCTTTGTTCCCGGTGATCGTGACGTTGCAGTTGTGCGCGTAAGCAGCAAGCAGCCCAACCACATTGGCCACGGTGTCCGCAGCAAACCATTTCACGCCCGCGTAGTTCAGGATGCGCTGCGCCCGTGTCTTGGTGGTGATGACCTGGCACTCCACATCAACACCGTGGGCACGGCCCAGAGTCACATCCGTCATGCAGTTGATCGCTTGCGCCTTAACCCGAACGCCCATGCTCCAGTTGGCCGGAATCGCGCCAGTGGCAGCACCTGCGGAAACGATCACCGCTTCGCGGCAATCCTCAGCCACGATGTCAACGTCAACGCTAGTGTCCATCGTAGACGCGGCCACCAGATCAATCTCAAAGCCGAACCCGTACACGCACCCCTTGGCGAAGATGTTGGTGGCTTTTAGCGTGCCGCACACCACCGTCTGCCCAGAAACCGGCGTCTGGATGGTCAAAGCTTTGCCGCCGTCTACATAAGTTGTCTTGTCTAGCGACGGCAGGTTCTCGCACCAGATGTGATCGAGCGTGATGTTGTCGTAGCCGCCTGTGACCGACACGCCGTTGCTGCCAGCGCCGGAACCGCTGATCGTTGCAGTCAGGTACAAGTTGCGTATGTGGAGGTTCTTTGCACCGTTTAATTGGATGACATCACCGCCATTTATCGTGTCGGTGCGAAGGATAGTCGTCGGCCCATCCCCAAAGATCGTGATGTTTTTGCAGTCCAGCAAAGATGTCGGAGGCAAACCGTTAATTCGCCCAAAAGGAAAATTATTTTCGCTTGTGATCCGGTAAATGCCCGATGGAAAGTACAGGTCTTTTCCGTTTGCAAGGCAATGCTGCCACGCAGCTTCCACTGCCTGATAACAGTTGGTCGTGCCTGTGTTGTCAGCACCAAAACGCGTAACGCTTACCGTCTCACGCAACACGGTTTGCACATCCGTGGCGACCGCGCCAGCGCCAGCCGGCACATACGCAACAGCCGCCGCGCCCAAGCTTGACGGGTTAATCGGTGTCGCAGTCACAAACTGAAGTACATCGCCAACAGTAGCGCCAATAGACAGCGTGATCGAGGTCGAAGTCGTCTCGGTGTAGTTGACGCCAGCAACCAGCCTCAGTCCATTGCGATAGACGGCCAGCGAGTTGTTTCCTGGCGTGTAGGAGGTGCTAAGACCAAATACCGTCTGTCCTGCAGTAGCAGTGATGGCTTGAGTTGAGTATTGAAGGTTGACCTCAGCTACGGACTGGCCATCGCTTAGCAGTTTGCTGTAGACAAGTCGACGGTTCTTGTCGCGCACTGTGATCGAGAAGTCAGTGCTGACGTAAATGTTAGCTGGCGTGCCTGACCTGACCGTAAATCCGCCGCTGGTGCGTATTGGCTGTAGTGCTGGCTGAGTGTAGGCCGAGTCCCAGTAGACAGTTATTGGGTTAGTTTCCGGGTTCTGATTGGCAGCTCCGAAATACAAATATCCGTTTTCGAGCGGAGACCCATCAACATCGAAATATGACGGATAAGGGGGGTTCGAAATAACGCTCATTGGTTTGTCCTGTTTCCAGCGAATCGTACAACTTCCCGGCTAGTGCTTGGCGTATTAGACCTGCGCCGCAAGATTTGCTCCATAGCCTTAATGGCGTTTTCTTCGTTGATGCCACGGGCGCGCTCTAGGCCCATTGCAGCCAAGTTAATAGCACGCTCTGTAAGTCCACCGCCGCCTCTAGCCGCTTCTTTTGCCGCTGTGAGTCCACTCTTTGCAGCCTGCTCCATCTGGCCTTTAAGTGACGTATCGGCAGCCGCTCCAAACATGCGGTCTAGTTCGTTGGCAAATATGACCTGGTTCACAATGTCATCGTTAAACTTTGCTCCATATTTCGCCGCTGTCTCGTTGGCCTTGCCTAGCGCGCTGATCATATTGGCGCGACTTGCATAGTTGCTGGTGAGCTTCCGCGCTGCTGTACCGAGTGCCTTAGCCGCGTTTTCGTCGTCAAAGTTAACGCTTGTGCCGACTGCCTTTTGTAAGTCAGCCAGAGCGTCTGTAGTGTCCGAGAACCTAGCATTGGCGGCTTTATAGTCAGGATTAAGGTCGCCAAGTGTGCTGTTTAGGTTCTTCCTGAGCCCTTTAACGATGCGCTCAGCCTGGGCAGACAACGGGTTTGCAAGTTGCTTTTTGCCGTATGACACCTGGCTATCAATAAAACGTTTTGCAGTATGGACGCCGTAAGCGTCTGGCACATTGGTTGCGCTCAACCTTTCAAGCACATTGTTTAATAGACGTTGCGCTGCCCTATCGCCCTGAATGTCTGACCCCTGAAGCACAGCCTTTGCCACGCCTTTATTATCAAACTCAACACGAACGCCGATATCTGCTAAGTCCGACAAAAACTGGTTCATCGCCGGTTGTACGTCAACGCGAGCGCCTTTTAACTGCTCGTCTGCAACGCGCCCGACCATTTCCCCGGCAGACTTACGCTGCGAACTCAGAGCATAGATTCTGTTCTTGATGCTTTCACCCAATACGTCTGCCGGACGGTTATTTGTCCTAAATTTTTCATTCTTTTTGCCACGTTTGTAAATGTAAAGCATCTCGGTCATTGCTTGCCGGTCTCTATCAGTTGCCGCCTTAACCGCTGCAATAACACCATCCTTCCACCCTTGTTTTATGGTTTCTGATGCGTCACTGTCTGGCAGTACTTGCTTGCCGCTGAGCCGGTAATTGACAACATCGACCGATGCCGGGTCGTTGACTAGAGTTTCTCTAATTTGTGCTGTTTTTGCTGGCCTTGCCTTTTCTTTTAATGGGGCGCCAATTATTTGTAATGATTCCTTAACGCTTGGCTCTTTTGGCCTTAAAAGGACTTGACCATCTGCCGTTTGCAAAGTGGCTGCTCTGATATCTGACCCTTTTGGTGACAATGCTCTTGCCGCAGCTCCAAGACCTTCTTTTGCCAACCCCGGAACAGATGGCGCAATTCCGCCGACCAGGCCGGCAGCAAGCTGCTCGCCTGGACTTGCTCCCATCTCTGCGGCTATCTGTGCAGCCCCTCCAGCCGTCCCACCGCTTATAGTCTGCAATGCGGGAGACGTACCAAAAAACCGGCCTACTTTTTGCAGTGCATCTGATCTTAGACTAGCCAGTTGCTGTATAGCTTTACCACCCGCCGCTATGCCGGCTGATCCGGCAGCACCACCTGCGATTGACTGCACGATGCGCTCTGCCTCAGTGTCAGCCTGCGGGACGCCTAAGCGCGTCAGTAGGTCGGCCATAGCATCCGATGGCGCTTTGTACCGCGTGCCTAATAGGCTGTTGATACCTGAAACTAATGGATCGCCAACCAGTTGAGCCAACCCGGCAGCGCCAGCACCAGCAAGCGCTCCAGGGATAGCGCCGACACCAGCAAACGGCGCACCTGCTGCTGCGCCTAATGCCGCACCGGCGGCGATCGGGGCAAGCCCTCGCGTAGCGGAACCGGCAAGACCTGCCGCCGTGGTTTCTGGCTGCGCCTGTGGTTGCGCCTTGCCACCGAACTGAGCCGCTAGCGCCTCAAGGTCTTGGCCTTGGGCTGATTGCACAGACTGCCCACCGAACTGCTTTGCTAGTGCCTCAAAGTCGGTCGCCATTAACGCACCCCCGCACGTGCTTTAAATTGATCTGCGGCTTGCTGATTAGGAAACACGAACGATTGTCCGTTTGGCAGTGTAACGGTGACGCCAGGCCTCCCTTGCGGCATGCCTTGAGGTTGCTCTGGTTGGCCTGGAGGCTGTGGAATCCGATAGTCTTCTGGCGCAGCCCGTCCTGCTCTTGTCTGCAATGACTGCAAGTACACAGGTATAGCTGCCAGCTTTTGCTTCCTGGTGCTTTCGTCGTCAGTGAAAACAGGCGTCAACTCTCTGGCTTTTTGAGCAGCTTCACCTTTATTCACACCAGCTCCAGTTGCGGCACGCAATATTGCCTCTCCGAGAGAATCCGACGCCTGAACAAACCTTTGTCTTTCTGGCGACCTGAGCGCCCCTTCTCCGATTGGAGCAATGGTCTCAAAAAACCCAGGTTTTTCTGCGCCAGTTCTTTCGCCTTCTTTTGTGTACATTGACGACAGCATGTTTTTGTATGCGTTGTCAGCTTGAGAGAGCCATCCAGCCGCTTTACGCTCGTCTTCTGTTGCTGCTGCTGCGGGCTTTGTACCGCCACCCTTGCTTGGCAATGGAAGTCCATTTAATGCTGCCTTGAAATCTAGGGCAAGCATCCTGCCCTGTTCTGTCAGGTTGCGAGTTTGAGCTAACGACTGGCTAGTTTGTGCTCTTGACAGGCCGATTGACGCGGCCTTTTGTTCTAAAGACGCTATCTCTTGTCTTCTTGCAAACTCGGCTTTTGCTTCTGCGCTTGTAGCCTCTGCGGTACCTTTTCTAATATCTACCTTGGCTTGTTCTTGCGCTCGCTTTTCTTCAGTCAGTTTCAATATGTTAGCTAGGACGTCTGAGCCGCCAGGGATAACGGATAGCTCACCACCAAACTCAAATTTGGCAGATTCAGGACTTGCCTTAATCAGGTTAATCCTGTTTTGGATGTCCTCTTGTACGTCTGGGCGGCCCTCGTAAGCTTTACCACGTTGCTCTAAGATAGAAATTGCACGATCGGGGTTTCCAGCGTGCAGCGCCGAAACAACCGGAGATAACGCAACAATAGCCGCACGACTCGCTGCCTTATCGCTCTGCTCCATCATTTGCATGATTGACTTGGCTTTAGCCTCGTCCGATACCAGAAGCGCCGCTTTATAGTCCTCTGGCGCAACATCAGGAGACAAAAGCCTTTGATACAGCTGTTGGCGACGTTCTTCCTCAAGGATCTTTTGCTTCTCTTGTTCTTGTCTTGCTAGTTCGGCCTCTCGTTTTTGCCGTATTTCTTGCAGTTGTAGCCCTTCCTTCATGCCTTCTAAAAAAGGGATTGGCTGCGATTGATCAATCTCATAATTGATTGGTTTGATAGCCATTATTGACCCATCCCAAACAGTTGACCGAGAAGGCGCTCGCCAGTTTGAAGCGGTCTGTTAATAGCACCGCCAACCGCTAAAGTACCGCCCGCTTGCGCCGCGCCTCTTTGACCTAATAATTCTCCAATATTAGACGCAGCCGCAGACCCGAACTGTCCTTGCATGCCTGCCGCGTTAATCCCAAACTGGGCTAAACGTTCATTCACTCCAAGTCCTGTACCAGCAAATCCGCCGAGGCGTTGCAATTGTTGATCGATTAGGCGCTGCAATAACATCGGGCGAAATTGTGCTAACGCTGCCTGTGTGTTACCACCGCGCAATCCGCCGGTTGCTGCCGCATTTTGCAAAATAGCATTCTCGCCCTGCTGAGCAATAGCCTGGAACTCCGGCGATGCTTCTAGCTGGCTGATTGCTTCACGTTGCGGGGCAAACCCTTGCAAACCAGACAATGCCTGCTGCTGTTGAAATGCTTGCTGGCCGGCTTGCAAAAAAGGGGTAAATCCTCCTATGGCACCGGTTCCTGCGCTCAAAAAAGGGGCGAACGCCTGCCGCGTCTGTTCATATTGACGGCGTTGTTCTTCCATCCCCTGTTCTGCCGCCCTTGCCTGCTGACGCGACGCACGAGACCCAGTAACCCCAGAAACGATTGCGCTTAACAGTGCCATGATCAATCTTCCTCGCGCTCTTCCCACGCTTTACATACACGCAGGTTGTGGCAAATAAAGTCAAACTTTTCGCAAAACCCACGACCACCTGCCCCGGTATCGTATTTATTCAGCGGGATTCGCTCCATTTTCGCCTGGGTCATCGTGTCGTTCTGAAAATACTCGCAGTTAGCACAAAACCGCCGGCGCGCTTCCTTGTCAGAAACCTGCCAAGCCTTTGCTAACTTTGACCAAAACGGGCCATTAGCACCCGGCTCAATCGATGGGACAAGAGGTCCAAGCGACCATTCGTCAATAACCGTCTGAGTATTTTTTTTGTTTTCTCCGGTCGCAACAAAAGGCTCTTCGACTTGGATTCCGCCGAAGCCCTTAAACATCAGCGCCGGTAACTTGTCATTACTCATCAGGTAATCTCCTGCCCGTCTACTTTAAATGTTAGCGACGCAGCCGCGCTCGCAATGGTAGAAATAAAATCACCAGGGTCAAGAACGCGCCCAATCAGCTCCGGGCAAAGATACGTCTCTCCAGGAACAATTGTTTTATTGATGATCATCTTATTTGAGTTTGCAGCCGACCCGCCGCTCGTCACAATGTTGACGGTCACAGTCCTGTTAACTGTATCAGTGTTGCCAATCGATGCGCTTATAACTACTGCCCTGCAATTGGTTGCAGTATATTGAGTGGTCTGAGTAGACTCTAGCTGCTTGGATGCTACTAAAACTTTAGTTATTGATGCCACAACCCACCCCTTTTCTACTCGACTGTTATCACACTAAGAAGAGCCGACGGGATTCCAGGAACCGGAGCCGCTGTCTCT